GCCGTATACAACAGCATGCTCTTCAGCAATGATTCTCTTTAATTGTCCTTTAGTGATCTTCATTTTATATCCTCCGTTTGTATGAAAAAGGGCGGCGGTCTTAGACACGCCGCCCATGTAATCCATTGTGGATGAACATTATCTAGATTAGATGATGTTCATATCCATACAAGTGACAGTACCGTAGAAGTCAGAACGAACCATCTTCTTACCGTAGCGAGTCATCACACCCTTACGTGGAGTGAAGTCCTCTGGAGCGAAGATTGTTGGAGTGACAATAAGAGGTACGTATGGAGCATATACATAACCGGTTTCAAGGTAAGATCCACCTTTGTATCCGATCAACACTTTGTTGCGTGGGAAGTAAGGATCTTTGTATACAGTGAAACGATTTGACAATGAACCAATCTTCTCAGCACCGATAGAGATAGCAGAAACTTGTCCTTGACCATCGATAGAGTAAGAAGGCTTGTACATTACACTTGATTCGAAGATTGTAGCAACATCTGGACCGATAACGATGAAGTTCGCAGAACCACGAAGGGTTTTTCTGTGAATGATGTTAGCAGCGTCGATGATGGTTTCTACAAGAGTTTCGTACCAATCGCGAACTGTACCAGTGAATTGAGGTCCTGGACGAAGAGTATCTGTACGTGCAATCTCAACACCAGTCAACTTGTTTACGAACTTACCAGGTGAACGTGACCAGTAAAGGTTAGCACCGTTAGCTTGTGTCAACAAGTCGTTAAGAACTTCACGATCCAATTCAAGAGCGATTTGCTCAGAAAGGATTTGTGTCAATTCAACTTCCGCATCCAATGAGTGGTAAGCGTTAAGATCTTGAGCAAGCTCTGGAGACCACTTAGCTTTCAACTTACGAGATACTGCTGTCACAGCAAGAGACTCGATCTTGATGTCGATTTCAGGAATCACAGGATTATTTCCAAGATCAGAAACTTTCATTGTTGATTCAAAAGAAGGAATTGTCAATGCAGAACCATCAGTTGAGTCAGCTGAGAAAGAAGAAGCTACAGGGAAAGTAATACCAACACATTCATAGCCACCGCCATCGAAGTTGTCTAATGCAGTTGTACCTGTCTGGATCATTGGGAACAAGATATAAGTTCCTCCAAGAGGATTAGGAACAATCTTTTGTCCTGCAACAGGAGCATTGATTCTTTGAGTGAATCTTCTCAAAGAGAATACGTTGGTTCCACCTTGCAATGCAGCTGGTTGAGCTGTGAACACATCAGCACCCGTGATCACAGTTTGGCTTGCAAAATCATGACCGGTAGAGGTCAGATCTGGATGAACAACAGCGATGTCATTGATCAGAGTCAAATCAGCGCCCAACCCAGAAGAAAGAGAAGCACTAGTTGTAGTATTAACAGTTCCACCATCTTCGATTGCAGCAACAGGAAGAACTGCAAATTGCAGTTTGGAAGATGTGTTATCTGCCAGGTATTGTGCAACTTGTGCATCGAAATCCAATAGACGTCCAACTTCACCTGTCAAAGATGAGTGACCGGTAAGAGTTCCCGCGTCAGCGACCGCAGAAATAACACCAGCCGAAGAAAGCTCGATATAACCAATACCTTCAGTAGGAATAGCACCATCTTGTTCGGCCTTTACGTTTTTCATGTCATGTCGACGAGAATAACCAGAACCCAAAAGATCATATTGGCCACCAGTCCCTAAAGAACCTGATTGGATCTTCTTGCCAGTTGGGTTGTTGTAGATGGATGTTCCTTTGTTGTAAACCGAAGATTCTCCAGCACCAATGTCACCACCACTATTGAGGTCTCCACCTGCACCTTGATCTGAACCATAGGTATAGTCCAAGTAGAAAAGAAGCCCAGAAGGAAGACTCATAGGTTGAATAGAAACAAGTTCGTTAGCAACCAATCCACCGAATACACGACGTACGATTGGGAATGCTACGTTTTGGAATCCGTTGATATTTCCAGAAGTGGCACCGGCACCGTTTCCAAGAGTGTTTGTCTCACGAAGCAATTGAGCAGCTTGGTTCTCAAGCAATACACTCATGTTTTCGCGGTTGTAGCCTTGAAGGCCGCGAAGAAGACCTGTACGGTTCCACTTTTCAGTCAATCGTTGGTGAGTTGCACCCATGTGACGCTGGCGGATACCTTCGGTCAAAGTTTTCATAGTAAATGACATGTTATGTCTCCTTTATACTAATTTGAATGAAGTTATTTTTTGATACCAGCAAGAACTGCCCAACGATCCAACTCGACTGCATTACCGCGAGCTGCCTGGCCCGACTGCAACGATCTGTTAGAATAGGTTGTTCTTGATTCATTGATTGTTTGTCTCTTACGAGATTCTTGAAGCTTTTGCGCTTGGCGCTTGTTCAAGGATTCATTCAATGAGGTGAAAAGCAACTTGGCTTCGCGTTGGGTCTTGGCATTATCCATTGCTTCGACTATGGCACGCTGTTGCTTATTGTTCAAGTTATGCTGTTGTAAGAGTTTAGTGACAAACAACAATTTTGCATTAAATAGATTTGATTCTTTAAGTTCTGCCTTAGCAGCGTTAGCAGCACGAGCATTACGTGCAGCAATTCTTTTTGTTTCATTAAGAGCTCGTTTGGTTCGTCTGTGACGTCTTGATTCCATTACTGCACCAGACTTAACAGAACCACCACCGAAGTGACCGGCCATCTTAGAAGCTGCACCTTGTGCTTTGGTAGCATTCGCGGCATTTCCAAGTTCTTCTGCAAGAGCATTCAAAAGTGTATTTTCATCGACATCTACGAACATTTCAGATCCGAGTTTTCCACCACCGAATGAAGAAGCCATTGCTTTAGCTTCACCCTCACGCAACATTCTACGTCTGCGGGCAGCCATTCTTCTTCGTGCTGATTCTGAGATTCTTCGTGAAGAAGATCTACGAGAAGTTGCACGTCTACGAGTTGCTCCAAGAGCTTTTCGCAACATAGCTTCGTTTACTTCTACAATTTCATCGTCTTCAGAACATTCATCGTCTTCATCGACTTCATCACCTTCACCCATCATCTC